AGCTGAAATCACAGGTAAACGACTATCAGCAACGCCTGAAAAAGATACAGCGCAGAATTGAGCAATGGGAACGCGGAGGAAAGTGAAAGACTTCACTCTATCCCCGCACAACCTGCAATCGCTGATCAACGCCTTGCAGGATGAGCTACAGAGCACGCCGCTGTTGTTGGTAACCACGAGTGACCCATCGACCGGCAAGTGGGGTATGGCGAAGTTGTGGCGGGCGTGGATGGCGACAACAGGGCTATGGATGGCTAAGGCGGGGGCAACAATGCCGCTGTGCTTGAAGCCTGATGGGACGCAGTGGGGTAGCCGCCCATTCAATGCGGATGACGCGCACGAACTGTTTACGATGCGGTGGCTAGGCTCAGACTCAACCGGCACGCGCCTAAGTTGGGCTAAGGCAGACCATGACGGCATGAGGGCTGCGACAAGGGGCGAGCGATACCACGCAATGGTTCAGCACGAAGCATGGGCAGGTGACAGGGGTATTATTTTAATCAAGCCGCGTGATTCGGAATACGCGGAAATCGAAAGGGAAGGGAACGGTTAACAACTGGAGGTGAGTATGGAGTTTCAAGGGTTTCCAAAAATGGCGCGGCTATCTCGCGAGATAATCATCACCGAGAAAATCGACGGCACCAACGCGCAGATATGCATTGGTGAGGATGGGTCATTTCAAGCCGGTAGTCGCACGCGGTGGATTGTACCAGAGGATGATAATTTCGGCTTTGCGCGATGGGCGTACGACAACATGGACGAATTGCTAGAGCTTGGCCCCGGCAGGCACTTCGGCGAGTGGTGGGGACAAGGGATTCAACGCAAGTACGGGGTGGAGAGAAAAGTCTTTTCGCTTTTCAATGTTTCCCGGTGGGGTGATGCGCGCCCTGCGTGTTGTGATGTTGTTCCTACCTTGTACCGTGGCGTGTTTTCGCAGGCAGCTGTAGTTGAGGCGCTTGATCGCTTGCGCGCTAACGGCAGCTTTGCGTCGCCGGGCTTTATGAATCCAGAGGGCGTCATCGTCTACCACGTCGCAGCAGGTATCGGGTTTAAAAAGACACTTGAGAAAGACGATGAGCCGAAGTCGATGCAAAAGCGGTCTACGGCATGACACCAGCCCCAAAGCCCAACGACCTAACCCAGAAGCCCTGTCACTGCGGCGGCACGATGATCGAGTGGATTACCCTGTCCAATCCAAAGCTGCGGCACGGCTGGGCGTGCATAGCGTGCGGGGATTACGATCAAGCGACAGGCCGGGAACGGATAGTTGAAAACCCCAAAGCCTAAGACCTGCAAGAACCCGGCTTGCGGCAAGCGATATACCCCAAGGCCGGAGGCTAAGCCGCTTGAGACGTGGTGTGATATCCCCTGCGCGATTGCCATTGCCCGCATAAGGCAGGCAAAGCAGGCCAAAAGGAATCAGATTAAGCGGGACAAGCAGCGAAAGGCAATGCTCTCACAATGGCGCAAGGAAGCCGCAGAATCGCGCACCAATTACCGTAGGGGTAGGGCAAGGTCAGGGCCGGAACGTCAAGCACAGGACGCCGTGAACGCCTACGTGGTGCTCAGGGATAGCGACAAGCCGTGCATTGTTCACGGATACGACTGTCCCCACGCTAACGCAGGGTTCCACGCCGGTCATTTTCGCCCGGTAGGGGCAGCGCCTGAACTTCGGTACCATACCCTGAATATTTACAAACAGTGTGGCATTTCCAACATGGGAAGCCAAAACAAGGCTAAGTGGGGCGCATCTACGGACGCGCTTTATGAAGCCAACCTGATACAGCGGATCGGGCAGGCAAAAGTCGAGTGGTTGAAAGGCCCACATCCACCACTGCAACCGAGCGCAGAGTACCTTTTCAGGGTCAAAAGCATATTCCGGCGCAGGATAAGACACGTTCAGAAGTTGAGAGCTAAAATGGCCGGTATTAGCACATAATTAGCACTAGCGACTGGCTACTGACTGGCGATTATTCCGCTAGACACAACCCAAAGCATATGCAATTATACGCAGAACACTGCGCAGAGTATGTGCTATGCCAGCAGGTTCGCCATCCAAATCCCATGCTCCCGACCATAAAAGGGAGTTGTCCTATATCCCTGTGGATAGCCTGATTCCATACGCAAGTAACGCTAGGACTCACTCAGACGAGCAAGTAGCCCAAATCGCGGCATCCATCAGGGCGTTCGGTTTCACTAACCCATTGCTGGTAGATAGCGATAACGGACTGATCGCAGGGCATGGTCGCCTTCTGGCCGCGAGGAAGTTGGGCATGGAAGAGGTTCCCGCCATTGTCCTCGACTACCTATCAGAAGCCCAAAAGCGGGCGCTGGTCATTGCCGACAACAAGCTGGCGCTCAACGCCGGATGGGATGACGAGCTACTCAGGGTTGAGTTTGACGGATTGGCCGAGCTTGGCTTCGACCTTGATCTAACAGGGTTTTCCCTTGACGAGATTAACGCCTTAACACCAGAAGTCCTTAACCCTGGCCTCACCGATGAAGATGCCGTCCCAGGGCCGCCAGAAACGCCCATAACGGTGCTTGGCGACATATGGGTGCTAGGACGCCACCGGCTTATGTGCGGCGATTCTACGGCGATTGACGCGGTGGAGAGCCTGATGGATGGGCAGAGCGCAGATATGGTGTTTACCGACCCACCTTATGGAATGTCCTATGGCGGTGGGCGCGCTCGCGGCGAAAACTCCCTGAAGGTTCATGGAATGATTGCAGGGGATGACCTGTCCGGCAACGATCTCTTGCAAATGGTTTCCGATAGTGTGGGTAACGCAGTAACGCTTGCTAAATCCGGCGCTGCGTCTTATGTGTGCTTCACATGGCGAACGTATGCTGAATTTCATTCTGCATTGGTCAGCGTTGGTGTTGAGCCTAAAGCCTGCATTGTTTGGGACAAAAAGAGCATAGGGCTAGGCAACAGCAACTATCGCCCACAGCACGAGTTTATATTTTACGGTGGCGGGCAGTGGTACGGGGACAAGGGTCAGTCGGACGTCTGGTATATGAGCAGAGGTGCAACCGGCGATTATGTCCACCCGACGCAAAAGCCTGTGGAGCTTATAGAGCGGGCGCTTACGAATAGCAGCAAGCCTGGAGATGTAATTCACGACTGTTTTGGCGGGTCAGGCTCCACCCTTATAGCCTGCGAGAAGATTGGCCGACGCGCCCACCTGATGGAGCTAGACCCCAAATACTGCGACGTCATTATCAAGCGATGGCAGGACTTTACAGGAATGCAGGCAGTCCATGCCGTAACTGGGGAGGTGTTCGGTGGCGCAAGAGCCGCATAGCCCCAACGAAAACACTCGTCGCACGGTAGAGGCGATGATTGCCGGTGGCATCCCGCAGGAGGATGTTGCGTTGGTCATCGGCATAGACGCCAAGACCCTCCGCAAGCATTACCGGGAGGAGTTGGACACTGCTGCTGCCAAAGCCAACGCTATGGTGGCAAAGACGCTGTACCAGAAAGCTGTAGCGGGCGATACAACATCCCTCATATGGTGGACAAAGGGCCGCATGGGATGGTCAGAAAAAAGGGAACACTCAGGCGCAAACGGTGGCCCCGTTCAAGTAGTCATCGCAGGCAAAGACCAAAGTGTCTGAGTTCAGGCTAACCGCCGCTCAAGACTCCGCGATGGACTGCCTCATAAGCCAATCAACCCATTGTGCATTAGGGGGTGGCTCAAGGTCAGGCAAGACATTCCTCCTTGTGCGGGCCGTAGTCCTCAGAGCCTTAAAGGAAACCAAGAGCCGCCACGCCATATTCCGCTATCGCTTCAACGCCATCAAAGCATCGGTAATCTACGACACGTTGCCAAAAGTGTTTGAGTTATGCTTTCCCGGTGTATGGCATCACTGCGACCTGAACAAGACAGACTGGTTTCTCAAGCTACCCAATGAGAGTGAAATCTGGTTCTGTGGCTTGGATGACAAAGAGCGCACAGAGAAGATACTAGGGCTTGAGTTCGCCACCCTGTACTTTAACGAGTGCAGCCAGATACCCTTCCAAAGCATCACCCTTGCCATGACCCGTTTGGCCCAAAAGACCCAAGGCTTGAGGCTAAAGGCGTATTACGACTTCAACCCGCCAAGTAAGAAGCATTGGACCTATCGCCGGTTTGTTGAGAAGAAAGACCCCGACAGCGGGCAACCGGACAAGTACCCTGATAACTACCGCCTTCACCTGATCAACCCCGCAGACAACCGGGAGAACCTCGACCCGCAATACCTGAACATGCTCGATAGCCTGCCAGAAAGGGCAAGGAATCGCTTCCTGTTGGGCCGCTTCACTGATGACACCGAAGGGGCGCTGTGGACGGATGAAATCATAGCCAATAACCGGCGATTGGGCAGGCGAGAGGAGAATATCCCTGACTTCCTCCGCATCGTGGTAGCTGTAGACCCTTCGGGCTGTTCAGGCGAGCAGGACACCCGTTCAGACGAGATTGGGATAGTGGTCTGCGCCTTGGGTGCCGATAGTCACGGTTATCTGCTGGAGGACTTGTCAGGCCATTACGGGCCTTTGGAGTGGGGCAGGATAGCCACGGATGCCTTTAACCGTCACTCAGCCGATAGGGTGGTGGCAGAACGTAACTACGGCGGCGCAATGGTCGAAGCGGTCATCAGGGCGGCTAATCCCGATGTACCGTACCGGGAGGTGACTGCATCAAGGGGCAAGGTTGTCAGGGCGGAGCCTGTCGCATCCTTGTACGAGCAAGGCAAGATTCACCACATTGGCTACTTCCCCGAGATTGAGGACCAGCTTTGTGGCATGACTACCAGCGGCTACGGTGGCTTGAAGTCCCCTGACCGCGCCGACGCTCTTGTGTGGGGTTTTACTGAGCTGTTCCCGATGCTCACCCGCAAGGCAGAAGAGCCGGTCAAACTGAAATTTAGGAGGCTTGGCTAATGCCCACGCTAAAGAACTACGACGATCACGCATGGATGCTGGAGGCGCTCAAGAAGGCGCAGGATGACGACCACGACAACCGTGAGGCTGCAAGGGAAGCTCACAGGTTCGTAAACGACAGGGATGGGCAGTGGGAGGACAATTGGCGCGAGGTCTACAACGGACGCCCACGCTATACCTTCGACCTGACAAACCCCATGATTGAGCAGATCACCGGCTCGATTGCCAAGTCTGATTACAGCATCAAGGTACTACCGGCAGGCGGCAAGGCGTCCAAGGAAGCCGCGAGGAAGTACGAGGGCATTGTCAGGCACATCGAAGCCATCAGTAACGCCAACGAAATCTACAGCAAGTCCGGTCGGTCAATGGCTGTCAACGGCTGTGACGGATGGGAAGTGGTCCAGGCTTATCAGGATGGCGATTCATTTGATCAAGACCTGATGATTGCCACGGTTCCCAATTGGTTGAACAGGGTTTGGCTTGGCCCGCACACCGAACAGGACGCAAGTGACGCGCCTATGGCGTGGAAGCTGGTAGGCATGACCGAGGACGAATACACCACCAAGTATCCCGACCGGCCAGTCCCTTCAAGCGTGTCCACCGACGAAACCACCTTTCGGTTCCAGTACAGCGGGCGCAGTGACCTCATCTTAGTCGGAACCTTTTACTACAAGAAGCCTGTAGACCGCGAACTGGTCATCATGTCCAACGGCCAAACCTACGTTGTGGATGAGAAGTTTGAAGCCTTGGCCGATGAATTGGCTTTATTGGGCATTACCGAACTGCGCCGCCGCACGCGCTCTGTGTTGAAGGTCTGCACCCGTATCTTCGATAACGACGATTGGATTGGGGAAGCCAAAGAGACGGTCTTTGAGAACTGGATACCCTTGGTTCCCTGCTACGCCAATTTCGATTATGTAGACGACTGCGTGGAATACTACGGCGCGGTCGAGAAGATGATGGACTGGCAGCGCGTCTATAACTATTCGATGACAAGGGAAATCGAGGACGGCGCTTTCGCTCCCCGTAAAAAGTACTGGATGACACCGAAACAGGCGCAGGGTCATGAGCAAACGCTTGAGACGCTGAACACTAATAACGACCCCGTTCAAATCTTCAATTCAGACCCTGAAATGCCCGGCTATCCAGGCTACCTCGGAGGCGCTCAGGTAAACGAAGGGCTTCGCATCATTTCGGAGTCCATGAGGACGGGATTACCCATGTCTGCGGGCCTGTTCGCTGCGTCACTTGGCGACAATCCCGGCCTGCAATCCGGTGTAGCCATTGACCTGCTGCAAGAGCGCGGCGACGTAGGCTCTAACAAGTACATTGATGCACGCACGATTGCCCAGCGGCAGACCGGGCGCATCCTGGTCAACGCCATCCCAAGGGTTTACGACATAGGCCGCGAGGTTCGCATCCTGTCCGATGACGGCTCTGTGGACATGGAACTGATCGGCACCACGATGCAAGACCAGCAGACCGGCAGAGTCATTACCCTGCACGACTTGGCCGAGGGTCAGTACGATGTGACCTGCACAGCCGGGCCTTCCTTCACTAATCGCCAAGGGCAGACGGTTGACGCCCTGACCAAGCTCGGCACTGTTGACCCAAGTGTGATTCAGTTGGGCGGGGATATTCTCGCCAACAACGTGAACGGGCCTGGGATGGAGATTATCGCCAAACGGAAGCGGCGGCAGTTGTTCACAAGCGGGGTCTTGTCGCCTGATGAGCTGACCGAGGAAGAACAGCAGGAAATGCAGTCGCAGCAGCAGCAACCGCAACCCGACCCGGCAATGGTTCTCGCCCAAGCTGAGCAGGCCAAAGCCCAAGCCGACCTGATGAGCGCCCAAACCAAGCAAATGGAAGCGCAGATTGATGCACAGGCGAAGATGAAGGAGGCCGAACAGAAGGACAAAGAGCTACAGATTCGTGCCTATGAAGCTGAAACCAAGCGGTTTGAGGCTGACATTGACCGCTCCAAGGCATTGGCAGAGATCAAGGGAAAGGGCGCTCAAGCCGCCAAGCTGTTGGCCGAAGCACAGGCACAGGATATCGAGAACGACGCGGTAATGTCAGGAATCACTAACATTGTGGACCGCCTGCGTGGGTAAGCTATCCGGCTTAAACGAAAGTTTAGAGCAGATATTTGCTGCACAACGCTTCAATGGTCGGACTCCACAGATACAGCCTGCCCCGCCGGAATCGGAAGATACCGCCATGCTTGAGGCGTTGAATGCGCTTGTAACGGCGGTTAGCGGGATAGCCATCCCCGAGGTCAAGATCGACCTTAACTCGGCCATAGGCAAGCTAGTAAAGGCTATCAACGGCATTCAATTCCCCGAAGCCAAGGCTATTGACCTGTCGCCCATCGTCGAAGCCATCAGCAAGATTGAGCTAGAGGTGGAGATTCCTGAACACAAACCGATGGCACCTTGCGCTTATACCTTCACTGTCCAGCGCAATGAAATGGGCGTAATGACCGGCGTGGTCGCAGTTCCTGGCATTGTCGAAGCGCCCGAAAAGACCGATAAAGCGAGTTACGAGTAATGGCGCTTGTACTTGGAACCAATAGCGGGTTTGTGACGGTAGCGCCGACTACCGACCCTGCTGCTAGCCTGCAAATCACGATTGATGGAAACTCCTGCGTGACGAAACACACGTCTCCTGCGTATCCGGCGAGAATCATTGAAATAGGCTGGTATAGGTCTGTTGGGATAAACACTGCAAACTGGGAAGTCGGGTTATATTCCGACAGCGCAGGCGTGGCTGACGTGCTGCTTAATGTTGAGGCGACTAATTCAAGCTCTACAACAGGGTGGCTTACAAGGGCGGTAAACTGGGCTATATCGCCATCTACAGCCTATTGGCTCGGCTTACAGATGGACGCGCACATAAACACAAGTGAGAGCGACAGGGAAACCACAGGCGGCGCAGGGTACGACTACATCACAGGCGGCGGGCAAACTACCTTGAATAACCCTTATGGTGGTGGCGCAGTGGTTCAGCCTGCTGGAATGGTCGCCATCTACGCATTGGTTGAGCCGTTGTTCTCCCCTGCATGGGGCGCTAAAGCCACAACAATCATTGGGGGCGCTTTCTGATGTTTCGCAAGAATACGGCAGGGCAGTACATCCACGTCCAAGGGGTTGATTCAACCACCGGAGGGATTAAATCCGGTGTTACATGGACGGTGCGGCGGTGCATTGACGGCACATTTGCTGCGGCTACAGGAACTGCTACCGAGGATGGAACTACGGGGTGGTATAAGTTCGCGCTGTCCCAGGCTGACACCGATGGCAACAATATCGGCTTTAACTTCACCGGCACCGGAGCTATTCCCCAGACGGTGAATATCGTCACTACGGCGTGTGACCCAACCTCTACCGCTTTCGGCTTGTCCATCGCTAAAGGAACAAACGTCACCGGCTTTAACGACATTGCGGCTACTGCTGTTGTATCATCCGGCGCGATTACTACTTCGGGCGGCGCGGTATCGACAGTCTCCGCAGTGACTGATGCCGTCACCCTTCCAACCATACCGGCAGACTGGATTACCTCCAGCGGAGTAGCGGCAAGTGCTGTTGCCGAGATACAAGCAGGACTTTCTACTTTGGACGCTGCTGGTGTACGCGCCGCTATCGGTTTGGCTAGTGCAAATCTGGATACACAGATAGGGGATATTCCGACTGCCACGGAGAATGCGGATGCGCTCCTCAATAGGGATATGGCGGCGGTATCAGACACCAACGCCCGCAGCCCGCTGAATGCGTTGCGGTTCCTCCGTAACAAGTTCTCCAGCTTGGCGGGCGTCCTGACTGTGACCAAAGAGGACGACTCCACTACTGCTTGGACTGCGACGTTGACAAGTGACCCGACAGCAGAACCTGTCACCGGAATTGACCCATCATGAGAGCGCCTCTATTCCTGCTAGGGCTATCCACGCCGCAGTTAGCCCCGATAACACAGGGCTTTCTGTCCCCGTTGTGGCTGTTGGGCTTGTCGGGCGAAACCGGCGTTATCCCGCCTGTAACCGTGTTCCGGCGCGGCGGTCACAATGATGACGATGAAGTGATGGCTATAGTGATGGCTTTCATAGGAGTTCAGCATGGGCGTACCTAGAACACTGGCCAAGGGCTTATCGAAGCTCAAGGAAGCGGCAGAACTCCGCAAGCTAGGCGGCACCCAGGCAGAGCGCATGGCAAGGGCGGCAGAGCAGGGGTATGACACAAGCAAGGTGTGGTATCACGGCACCACCCAAGATATAGCACGTTTTGACCCCGCCAAAGCGAAAGCGGAAGCCGGTGCATTTTTCTTCACCGATAATACCGGTTTAGCGGCTAGATATGCGGGGAGCAATCCCGGTGCCAACATCGTCCCTGTTTATCTAAAGCGAGATATGAATCTATCCGGCTATCCAATGCCAAGCGATGACGCTATAAAAGCGATGAGCGACGATGAGGTTGGTGCGTTAATCAGGGATATCGACAAGTGGAACGAATCTATTATCCACAAACCGACATATGTTGAGAATGAGATGTCTCGCAGTAGCGGTGCGGGAACCATTTTTAGGCAATTGGATGACCCTAATTATTATTCACCACTGGCAAATACCGTATCTGACGTTGCGGCAGTAACAGACCCATCTGCAATCCGCTCAGTAAACGCCGACTTCAACCCTGCCAGCCGCGACAGTCCCAACCTCCTCGCAGGTATTGCCGGTGCCATGCCCTACGCTGCCGGAACTGCCGCACTGCTAGCAGGCGCTACAGGCTCACAGGAAGCCGAGGCAGGCCCATTGCAGAGCCTTGGACGCGCTGCCCCGTATTTGACGAGTGCTGCCTTGGGCGGTGCTGCTGCGCTGCAATCGGGCGATGCGGAGGCGGGCAAGCTATCGGCGGCGTCTGATGTGATTGAGGCATTAGTGCGACGTGCGGGCGATGCCGATATACCAGAGGCGGCGTATCGTGGCGGGCATACTGCACCAATTAACCCCGATTACTATGCGCCACTGCACGATATGACGCAGACGTATCCCGATGACATTTACAGCGCACAAGGGGCGAGGTATTACGGGCATGGCGACCCGCAGTTAGACCGCGAAAGTTTTGATGTAATCAACCGTGTGCGAGGCGACGAAAACGCACCCGTCACTATGTACAGGGCTGTGCCGGGTAGTGCGCCCAACGAAATAAACCCCGGTGATTGGGTCACGCCTAATCTGGAATACGCGAGGCTTCACGGCGAGCGGTGGGATGATTACAAGATACTCAAGGGCGAGACAAACGCAGGGAGATTGCGAACAGAAGGCAATTCCCCGCACGAATTTGGCTACACAGGCAACGCCACTCCCGCCCTACTCGGAGCCACCGCAGTCGGAACAGGCGCAGGGATGTATGCGGCATCAGATGCAGAAGCAGGCCCGCTCGACGCACTAGGCCGTGCAGCACCCTACCTGGCCACAGGTGCTCTCGGTGCCGCGATGATGACGCCGCAGGACACCCAAGCTTATAACGACTACATCCGTGACGAAATGGAAGCCCGCACAGCCGCTGACAGGTTCACGCAGATGCGCGGAAGCAAGGCAGGCTATTGGGAAGCCCGCAGGCAGGAACTGTTGGACATGGTTAGCGGATTGGGAGCACTTGCGGGAGAAGTTGCCGACGTTGCACTGAGGTCGCCAACAAACCAAGCTATCTACGGCATTGCATCCATGAACAGCGACAAGATTTGGCATGATGCCGATATGCCTCTGCGGTCATTGCTTGCCGGTGGCGGGGTGATTCGGGATGCGGCACAGGGCCAAAACTTGCAGACCATAGGTCAGAACGCACAGCAGATAGTTAACAACCCAAGTGACAAGACAACGTACCGCGTCGGTGGGGCTGTTACTGACGCGCTATCCCCCTACACAACCCCCGAAGCCGCAGCAGCAGCCGGGGCATTGGTTCACGGTGGTATTCAGATAGCTAGTCCGTTTTAAAGCGAACGCAGCGCGTTTCTGCGGATATTGGAGGTGGTTATGGGAACGAAGGAAAAGAGGCAAAACCTGCCGGATATTGGCGATAAGGTAAAATGCACCTGCGGTGGAGAGGTATTTACTATCAGCTACGCTAAAGCTATTTATTGCGTAAAGTGTGGCACGGCAACATGGTATCAACTTCGCCCACAGTTTAGCGTAGTGAGGGCAGGCGCATGAGCGATGACGCAGCAGTAGATAACAACCAATACGACGGACCTGATGATGTTCAGGAGGCGCTAACCGAGATTGCCGCGCCTGAAGTAAAGCCGGAAACAAAGGAGGAGGCACTGGAACCGGAAGCCAAGAAAGCCCCGCCACCGCTGACCCCTGAACAACAGGAATCAGTGAACGAAGCGATAGGCAAGAAAGTCGCCAAGCAGCGCGAAGCCGAACGGCAGGCGCAGGAGTACCAGGCTCAACTCGCCGAAGCCCAAAAGCGCCTACAGCAGTACGAAGCCCCGGTACGTCCGGATATCCCGCCGCCGCCCGATCCGTATGAAGACAACTTTGCGCAGAAAGTGGCCCACCGGGATGCGATGATCGCCAAGGCAGCGCAGTTTGATGCTGAAATCAATTGGCGCAACACGCAGGAACAACAGCGGCAACAGCAGATCGCCGCCGAGGAGCGGGCCAAGGTAGCCAAAACGGTCGAAACCTACAGCGAAGTGGCTACAAAGCTGGGTATCACGTCCGAGGAGTTGGCCGAAGCAGGCAGTAAAATAGCTCCCTACGTTCCGGACAGGCTGGCGTTGCGTATCCTGAATGACGCATCAGGGCCGGAAATCACTACGTTTCTTGCCAAAAACCTTGTGGAGCTGGATAAAGTCACGCGAATGTCGCCCGAAGATGGTGCAGTCTATTTGGAGACGGTTATCAAGCCTGCTGCCAAGCGCGCTCCTCCGAATCTTGCGCCTGAACCGACAGAAAGACTCAGTGGCGCATCAATGAAGGAGGCTGATAAAGGGCCGAAGGGAGCCACCTACGAGTAGCGTTTTCCGTGGTTATCATGGAAGCCGTATTGCTTGCTAGCCTTTTCTCTAGCCGCTGCGGCTTCCTCAATTGTGGCGAATAAACCAAGATGAATGCGACGCCCTTTGTGCCTTATTTGGGCTTGCCATTGGTTTTTTTTCTTAGCTCTGTGAACACCAATAACACCGGAAGTATTGCTAATAGGTATTCTTTGGTTTTTATGATTTTCCAAATTATTAACCGCCCGCAGATTTATCCAGCGATTGTCTGTTCTGTTCCCGTTGATATGATCGGCTTGTTCAGTTGGGAATGAGCCTGTCATGTACAGAAATGCAAGGCGGTGAGCGTAGAAAAGCTCCCGAGCCACCATTATCCGGACATATCCATCCGGCCTTATGGCTCCTGCGACCTTGCCAGAAAAACGACTAAATAGCCCTGTTGTGGGATCATAGCGCAGTAATTCTTTAAGGCGAGATTGTGTTAATATTTGCGCAGTCATTGGGCTACCTCATATAGCTTTGTGATTAGGGGGCGGGCGTTGGTAGCGCCCGTTATCCGCATCATAACAAAAAAGTGTTGACACGCGCAATTATTTGCATAAGTATAAAGTCCACGGACAGCTCCTTGTTCGGCTTTTGTCACTGCTCCGGCAGGCGTTGCTGGTTGAAAACCGAGTACAGCATCGGGAATCGAACCTTTAACTCAATGCTTTATGGAGACATACCATGTCCAACTCATTTGACTCAAACTTTACCCGCAAACTTGCGCCGATCATCCTCGATGCGTTTGAAAGCAAGCGCACAATTACCAAGAACGTAAACACTCAGTTGCTGGACGGCAAATTCGCCGGTTCCGACACTGGCACCATCGTCGATTTCAAGCGCAGCACGGACTACAAGAGTATCCGCACCGCGACAGGTGATATTTCGGCATCAACCGCCAGCGATATCATCACCGGAAAGGCGAAGGGTGAGGTGCAGGACTATTTCACTGTCTACGTCAATTACGACGAAGCCGATGAAGCCCTGAAAATGGCGCAGAAAGACCAACTCGTTGACATGCCGATGATGAACCGCATTGTTACCGACTTTGAGCTGGATTTCGCCGCATTCATGATGAAGAACACCGCTCTTTCCTCCGGCACTGTCGGCACTCCGATTACCACATGGGCGCACGTTGCCAATGCTGGCGCTACGATGGAGTCTGCCGGTATCCCGAAGGATGGTGACTGGAACCTGGCGATCAACCCGTTCACCCAAGTCGCGCTTGCTGGTACTCAGCGTTCGCTTGGCACTCCCGGAACGACTGACCCTGCCAACCGTAACGCGACCATTACCGACAACTTCGCCGGTATGCACGTTATGTCGGCAACCACGCTCGGCACCTACACCACCGGGACTGGTGCAGACCGTGCTGGTACGTTGTCAGGCACGCCAACGGCGACCTACCTTGCTGCCAAGGACACCATGACGCAATCACTTGCGGTCACTGGCTTTCAGGCTAACCTGGTTGTTGCCGCTGGTGAGACGATTACGGTCACTGGCCGCTATCGCCGAAACCTGTCCACCCGCCAGCCGATTCTGGACTCAACGGGCGCACAAGTGCTATGGAGTGCCACGGTAACCGCGTCGGTAACTCTCGGTGCATCTGGTGAGGGTACGCTGGTTTGCACCGGCCCTGCTATCTACGAGGCGGCAGGCGCTTACAACACAGTGGTTGCTGCGCTGACCTCTGGTGATGTGGTTACGCTCGGAGGCTCTGCTGTTACGACCTATCAGCCGAATATCTTCTGGCACAAGCAAGCGTTCGCGGTGGGTAGTGTTCCCATCAAAAAGCTGTACTCAACGGATACGATTGCAACCACGCGAGACGGTTTGCAGTTGCGCATCTCGAAAGGGGTTGGGTTCCTTGAGAACTTGCAGAAGGTGCGTATTGATTTCCGGCCTGCCTACGGCGTGATGAATCCCTTCTTCGCTGGCAAGGCTTGGGGTTAATCGCTCCGGTGTTTACAGGGCGGCTTCGGGACACCCTGAGCCGCCTTTTCTTTTTGCGGAGAGAGAACATGACCACGATTACTTACGAGCGGCCAACTGGTTCTACATTGACCGTAAACGACACCCCTGAGAACCGCGCTTATGCAGCGGAGAATGGCTGGATAGAAGCCGGAACCAAACCTGCACCGAAAGCCCCGAAGAAAGAGAAGCCCGTTAAATGAACGGAATCGACAACATAGCGGGTTACACGCTGACTACGGGTACTGCTGACTTCGTTATTACGGACAGCATCGCGCAGTACGACCCGATTATTGACAACCTGACTGACGGCGATGAGCGCAACTACAAGGCGCAGTTCATTGACCCTTCTTTTGGTGATGATTACGAAACAGGTCGAGGCACATGGAATGCGGGAGCGGGGACCATATCCCGCACGACCATCAAAACCTCTAGCAATAACGGCTCGATTGTAAACTTCGGAGCCGGTCCCAAAGTCGTATTTATCGTGTCCGATTATGAATCGC